ATGTCATATACTGATTTAGGATAAAAGAGTTTGTTTGTTTGAGTTGGTGTAAGTGTAATGGTCAATTTCCCATTAAGGCCATCAATTACAATTCCACCTGAAGGTGATGTTAATGTGACGGCTAGTTTAGCTCCGCCTTTTATGTCACGGATTTGCATCTTTGCAGATGCGCCATTTAAATCAATTGCATTTCCATTATCGTCTTTGTATTCTAGTACAAAGCTAAATGTAGCATTTTGATCTACTTCGAAATTCTTTTGTCCTGCCATTTGCCATAGTCTCCTAAATAGGAATACTCCTGTACTAATTTTAGCACAGGAGTATTTCTAATTGACTACTTTTTAAGCCTTGTTAACGAAACCGAAATTCTTGTCATTTGGATTAAGTGCCTTTAATAGAACTGGCGCTACTGCTGCCACTCCGCCAAGTAATAGGTCTCTGGGATTTGTATTACCTGTCATGTATAAAGCAAGAGCTGCTGAAAGAAATGCTCTTCCATAACTTGCTAACGCTGCTAGAATCTGTTCTTGCATAGTTACCTTTCCATCTTTGTTTAAATCTGCTTTTGCAAATTTAGCCATTTTATTATCTCCTTGTGGGCAATTTGCCCTTGGAATTTTCGGCCTAAGCCGAATACTATAATTCTACCACTATGCTGAAATATCCACAAGTTCGCAATTTCCATCGGAACTGCAGGCAAGGGTGGCAGAGGGTGATGTTCCGTCTTCTGTCTCATAGAATGAAAGGTCTTCCCAACGAATATTCTTAGGCATCTTTGCAACCAGCGCATCGTAATCTTCCTTTGAAACCTCTTGGTAAGGAGCTTGCTTGTATGTATGATCTGAATGCGGTAGGAATGAAATTCCAGAGACCTCGTCAAAATTCTTATACACCCAAGCGCCAACTTCCATCCATTCATCTTCTTTTACTGAAACGGTAATTGATGGCTTGTGTTCACACCAAGCACGTTGATAAACTAGCCATATGTCTAAGTGCTGAATGGCAGTTAAATCATTTCTTACAATTGCACCATCTGGTGCCTTTACTGGAAATGAAAATACGTAAGTATCATTTGGCTTCATAACATCGTCTTCTACTGGAATGCCCACTTCTTTTAAGAATGTAGAAATTGGATCTCCTTTAGAGCCACGAACTGTACGAATATAATATGGAGAATGCCATGGGTGCATGCCTGAAGATACGCCAACTAGTTGTGAAACGGTTCCAGAAGGCTTGACACAAGTAATTGCTGCAGATTCTGGAATACCAATTTTACCAGACTCTTCTCTGTTTACTTCTCTTGCTTTTTCACGCAAAGTCATAAGAAATGATTCAAGCATAACAATATCTTCTTTTCCAGACATAAATTTGTGACCAAACTGCCCAGTTAAAGAAACTCCGAGTAAGCGCTCTTCTTCTGTATTGTCTTTCCAAATTTTACGTAAGTATTTAAAGTCGGTTAAAGTTGATTGCCACGTTCCAAGAATTGTAGCCAGCTCGACTTTGCGCTGAATATCTTTCTTTGTATCGTTTTCACGTAATACGACTTCTGAAAGATTGCAAAACTGATAAGGACGTAAAATAATTTCTGAACAAGGGTTAGTTCCGTAGTGTATATCTGGATCTCTTCTTCCAAACTTGGCTGCTTGGGCTTGAGCTGCGGCCACATTGTATATACCTCGCTCTCCTGATTTTGAGTCATAAAGAGATTTCCATTCTGCAATAAATTGCTCCATCTCTGGCTTGCGTGAGTATGCAACAGAGTTATTTGATAATGCACGTTGTGGGCTTAGCTCCCACCAATTGCCTGACTTTGCTTGAGCCATCTCAATATCATTAATATTAGAAAGCGAAATCATTGCTGACCTACGTACTCCGCCAACAACTACAACTTCGCCAATCTTGCACATTATGTCGTGACATTCAATTGGCTTAAGATTTCTTCCTGTAGCATTTTTAAATTTAGCAATTGTAAAATCAAAAAGATTTATTAATGGTTGTGGCCCAGAAGATCTGCCTCCCATTGTCTTTAAACGTGCCCCTGAAGGTCTAACTTTTGAAACATCAATAGCTGGAATGTGTCCTGTCCAAAGTAAAGCCAACAGTTCACGATATGCTTTTGCCCAACCTTGTTTTGAATCTTCAACAACAATAACTGTATCTGACTTTTCAAGTTTTTCTGGGACTGGCGGAAGTTTGTTGATGTACTTGTATTCTACTGAAAACCCAACGCCAGTTCCGCACATTAGAACATACATTGTTTCATCAAAAGAACGGGGAGAATCAACTGGAAGAAAAGCACAGTTATATCCTGCAACATTATCTCTTTCTAATGCAGCACCTGAAGTCATTACAGATCTCATAGACGGCATAACATTTCTTTCAAAAACAAACTCTTTTAATTCCGCAACTAGCTTTTCATTTGGAATATAATTGTGATTTACCTTTAGATGATTAGTCATAAAATTAAAATATCTATCTACTGTTTCTCCCCAGGTTTCTCTTCGACCTTCCGACTCTACCCACTTTGCATATCTAGATAAAGCAATAAAGTTTTCATAAGGATTTTCAATAGTTTGCAACATTTATATACGACCTTTTCTCCGCCTTGCGGTATAATTTTGTGTGAAGTCCTAGTGTATCAAACTTTTATTTAGCGGTCTAGTGCCCAAAAAATATTCTGAACGTCTCACATAATGATACATTGTTTTAGTTAACTAAGTTGACATTACTTATATATTAATGTTATGATTATAGTTCGTTATCTCTATAGGAGGAAATGCCAATGGAGAATATAAAGCAACAGTTTAGCGATTTAGTTCGTGACTGGACGATAATAGCAGTAACAATGTTATTTTTGTTTGGTAACTCAGCAAACGCTTTAACTGTAGTAGAACCTTTAGTGAAAACTGAAGCCCAATTAAAGCAAGAAGTTTTAGATAGCTTTAGTAAAGAAATTTACAAGCCATCTGAGATGCTTACAGATCAAGAGTTGTTAACACTTCTGGAGACTGTAGGATTTGAAGGAGTAGGCCTTAAGAAAGCCTGGTCCATAGCAAAGCGTGAATCTAATGGAAGACCGCTTGCATATAACGGGGACAGAAAAACAGGAGATAGTTCTTACGGATTATTTCAGATAAATATGATTGGAAATCTTGGTCCTGAAAGACTTGAGAAATTTGATCTACAGAGTAACAAAGAGTTATTCGACCCAGTAACAAACGCAGAGATAACGTACTATATGACCGATGGCGGCAGTGATTGGTCAAGCTGGAAGGGTATGACCCCGAGAGCTAAGGAATTTTATTTAAAATTTCCGACAAAGTAAAGGAGATGGGATGAGGATACAATATGTATCAACTTACATCTCCATGTCAGAAGATGGATTGGTTGAAAAGCTTTTATGCCCAGTAGACCAGTCCATTCTTTTTTGTAATCAAGATTTAGAAGACAATATATTTCTATACTGCCTACAATGTGAGTATAAAAACAATATGGGATCTTCAACGTATCAGAATATAGTAAAGCTTGTTGAGGCACAGAATAATGTGCGATAAAGAATACTGTGAGTGCAATAAAGAGTCGGCACCAATGCAGGTTACCGACGCTATGGGTAGAGAGGTTTTTTGGCTAGATGCAGGAAGACCAGAATAAAGAAGTTTCAAGTAATCTTGAAGATAATTTGCCTATGGTGAATTATATTATGCTTCATAGAATGTACGACCTTCTTACCTTAATTTCAAATAAAATTGTAGGTAGTGAAGATACTCAAAAAATGATAGAATATCATGAGGCGGGTTACCTATTGAGGCCAGCGCCTTCATTTACACCAGGTGAGGAAGAATAAAATGGAAAAAGAAAAAGTAGTACTACTAATGCTAGAAAAACTAAACAATGATACAAGATTTGCTGGAGTTTCAAGCGGAGCAGATATTGCAGACGTTGAGCAGCAAATTATTAAGAACCAGCCATTCTTGCAGTGGCAAATGGGCAACATGTACGACCTTCTTGTAGAAAAAGGCGTATTAGTTCCTTGACATTATTTAGATAATACTTTATACTTTTAAAGTATTGGTCGAGTTTTGCTCCCAGTATATAAAGCCTCATTCGGATCCGCCTCTGAATGGGGCTTTATTATTTAAGTGGTATAATTATATTATCATGTCCCCTAGAGATCATTTTAAACAAGCAATGCATAGCCCTTACTTTACATCACCTGGTTATGCTGATACTCCGAGTGGCCAATTCGATCAAAAGCTAGATAAAAATCTTAATAAAATAAAAGGATTTTTTAAACGTATAGTTAGGAAGAAGTAATGTTTACTGACAATAAGAATTTTGAGCAAGTGGCGGAGCAAGTATGGGTCTGGCGTAATTTTGTAACAGAAGAAGAAAATAATCAAATCATGTCTATCATGAAAGAATATGAATCTAGATTTGCTGATAACCAAGATGCCTTTAAGTTTGAAGACCAAGCAATCGACTGGTATAAAAATAAAACTGGCCCATTAATGCTTGAACTAAAACCGATTTGGGATAGAATATCCATGGCTTTATATCCAGAGCATTATATACATCC